TCGGGGCGGCGAGATTCGAACTCACGACCCCCTGCGCCCAAGGCAACGTGTATTTCGCCACACTGCCGATTTACATAGCATTTTGTGCGCAGCGGCTTGCCCTGTTACACGCGCGATAAGGGCAATCGAACACGATTCTGAACACAGCTACGCTGCCGCTGCCATGCCAGCGCGCGTACCCGCCATGTCATCCGCTGGTGGATTCCTTCGGGAGGCCGCATGACTGTTCGTATCTCGGTCGTCGGCGGGGTTGCTTATGTCGATCAGGTTCCATCGGGCGTCACGGTCGAAGTCACTGACTATGACGTGGCGCTAAATTCGTTTGAGCGCGACGAGCGCGGCCATCCGTGTTCCCGGTATCGGGTAGCGGCGGTAGCGCCAGCGCTCGAAATGGCGGCGGTGGCCTGATGGGCGCAATCACGAAAATCGAATGGTGTCACCGGACATTCAATCCCTGGTGGGGCTGTACGAAAGTCAGCCCGGCGTGCGATCACTGTTACGCCGAGGCATGGGCGAAACGAACCGGCCATGCGATATGGGGTAAGGATTCCCCGCGCCGCTTCTTCGGCGATAAGCATTGGGCCGAGCCGTTGGCATGGGACAAGATCGCTGCTGCGGCCGGCGAACGCCACCGGGTATTCTGCGCGTCGATGGCCGACGTGATGGAGGACCGCGATGAACTCGACAAGTACCGCATTCGTCTGTGGGAACTGATCGAGGCGACGCCTAATCTCGACTGGCTCCTACTATCCAAACGCCCACAGAATTTCAGGCGCATGTTGCCGCTGCGGTGGGTATCCATGCCGCGCCCGAACGTGTGGCTGATGACGACGTGCGAGTCGAATGAATTTCGGTGGCGTGTCGAGTCTCTGCTCGAAGTTCCTGCAGTTGTCCACGGCGTGAGCTACGAACCCGCGGTCGGTCCTTTGGATCTTACCGAATATCTGAATTTCGGAACATGCGGTGGTGGCCATCGAACCAGAAGCACACGCGTCGATTGGGTAATCGCTGGCGGTGAGAGTGGCGCAGGCGCGCGGCCCACCGACCCGGAATGGTTTCGCGCGATGCGCGACGATTGCGCCCGCGCGAACGTCGCCTTCCTGTTCAAGCAATGGGGCGAGTATCACCCGATCACCAGGACTGACGGCATTCACGAGTCGCCGTTCGGTGGACATCAACTGATTCGCATCGGCAAGAAGAACGCCGGGCGCCTGCTCGATGGAATCGAGCACAATGGATTCCCCGTAGCGCTGGCCACATAAGGGCGCCTCTACATTCCCGCTTCACCCGCTGGCTCCGAAGTGTGCCTGCGGACCACCTGAACGCCGTTTCAGGATAAACCAGCACGTACCGAAGGAGTTAAACGATGCCAGCACAGACAGATATGTTCGAGGTCGATCACACGGGGCGCAAAGCCGCGAAACTCGGCCTCTCCCACGATAGCGAGATCATCATCGAGATTATCGAGGAATCGAAACGCCTTTACGGTGTCCTGAATCGCTACCAGATCGGCGTTGTCGATTGCGAAATGAAGCGGCTGTCGAACGCCGACCGATCCGCTGAGCTCACCCGGCTCTGGCAGGACACGTTCATCAGCTACAGCAATCTCGGAAACCTCCTGACGCGGTACCTGCCGATCGACGAGGCTATCGAGGCTGAGATCCGAACCGAAGTCGCCACCGAGCGCAAAGAAACCGGCGAAGCGAAGAAGCTCGACACCATCGACGACGAGTTCAAAAAGTTCATGGACGGCGAACAGCCACCGCCGGCCGATCCCACCGAGGAGAAATAACATGGCGACAGCCGTCACAACCATCAGAAGGGAGACGGCGAAAGCCGCTCCCGTTTCTCTGACGCCGCATTTCAGTGTCAATCGCAACGATCTGGTTCGCGAACTCAGTCTCGCCATTGGTGCAGTTGAGAAGCGCTCTACGATTCCGATCCTCGGCAACGTGAAACTGGAGGCCAGCGACTTCGGCCACCTGGCTATCACCGCGACCGACCTCGAAATCGGTCTTTCCTGCCGCTGTGATGCGACCGTAAAGAAGCCCGGCTTCGCTACCCTGCCAGCCAAGCGGTTGCTCGACTACGTGCGGCTATTGCCTGAAGGGCCGATCGGCTTCACGTTCGGCGACACGCAATGGGCAACGATTACCGCTGGCCGATCTAAGACGCGCATCCCCGGCATGAGCGTTGAGAGCTTCCCTGATCTGCCGTCGCCGGGCGAGACGACATGCTCGATCCCGGCGAAGACCATCGCACGTCTGATCCAGCAGACCTCCTACGCGATATCGATGGAGGAAAGTCGGTTCACCCTGGGTGGTGCTCTATTCGAGATCCACGCCGGCAATCTTCGCATGGTCGCGACTGATGGTCATCGCCTGACGGTCGCGAACTGTGCCGGCCAGGCCCGCAAAGACGACAAGAACCTGATACCCCGCAAGGCTCTGACTGAGCTCATTCGCTTCACCAGCGCGGCGCCTGCGGATTCGACTGTTGAGTTCTCGACAGACGATAACCACGTCTTCTTTGCGATCGGCGACCGCGTTATGACCTCCCGTCGTCTTTCTGGGAGTTTCCCTGACTACGCCCGTATTCTTCCGGCGTCGTTCCTTGGGACAGCTACCGCAAATCGTTTGGAACTTCGCGCGGCCATCACTCGCGCGCGGGGATTTGCAGACGAACGCTCACACGCGATGAAGGTCGTCATCGCTGAAGGCCAGATCGCTATTTTCGCGAACGCGCTGGAATCAGGCGACAGCGAAGAAACCGTGTCCGCAGAAGTCAACGGCTCGGTGACGATGGGCTTCAATGCTGATTACCTGCTCGATTTCCTCGGCGCAACTGAGGCTGAACGGGTGGTAATTTCGTTCGGCGACGACAAGGCCGCTATCCAACTAACTCCCGCGGGTGACGACGCGCCGTACCTCTGCATTGTGATGCCACTGAGGATCTGATGCGAGGAGCAACCTGCTGTTCTGGCATACGTAAATTTCTTCCGTCGCCTGTTTCCAAAGCTGTTGAAGTTCCGGTCGGTGTACGTCCCGATCGACCTTCCGAAGCCTGGCGACAACGCGCCTGTTCCAGCGACCCTAGCCGATCAGAAGTCCAGCGGTGCGCTTGATCCTTATCTCGTCCTGTACGACCCGCGGCAAGCGATCAATTGGGAGTGCGACAGTTACGGGAATCTGGTATGGATCGTCTTCGCGGTCACCACTGAGCAGCGCGAGTTCGGCAAGGGCCGTAAGATCATCGACCGCTGGTACTACTTCGACCGCACTCAATATGCCGTGTATGAAGCGGCGCGCGTTGAGCCATCGAACGGACAGCAAGTAAGCCTCACCAACCCCGCCGCGGTCGCAATCGACGCCGAGAAGCCGACGACAGCGAAGCTGGTTGACTTCGGGCCTCATGCTTTGGCCGATGCTGGCCGGGTGCCAGTCGAGTGTATCGAAGTTCCCGAGGATATGTGGCTCGGCAATCGCGTCTATGCGCCCCAGCGAGATTCTGGCTCTCAGGTGGAATGATGTGTTCGCGAATTCACTGCGTATCGACGAGGGCGCCGTCGAGGGTAAGGTCTACGAACCGAAGACTGCGGCCAGTGTCGCCCACGTATGGATGCCACCTGAGATCAAAGCCGAGGTCGAATTCTGGCGGCTGGCTTCTGGCGAATCGGTATCATCTGACGTCTTTATATTCCCCAGCGATCATGGCCGGGCGATGAATCTGAGGAATTACCGCAAGCGCGCTTTCCTGCCAGCGTTGGAGGCTGCCGGGCTGAAAGGGATCACGTTTCAGAAGTGCCGCAGGACGTGTGGAACCCTGATGTTGAATGGCAAACATGGAAACCTGAAGGACGTTCAGGGCCATTTGCGCCACGCGCAAGCCAGTACAACGCTGGGTATCTACGTCCAGCAGATTCCGGAATCCGTGCGGGCCGCGGTGGAATCTTTGGACAATACGATATTCGGAGCCGTGGAAGAGAATCAAAACTCGGTAGTGAATTGAACCCAAATGAACACAAACAGCAAACCGGCAAGAACGTTGACCAGCGGTAACGTTATTGCCATCAGCAGGTTAATTGGTCGGGGCGGCGAGATTCGAACTCACGACCCCCTGCGCCCAAGGGAGTCTATGTGCTTCCAAAGGCTCCATTTGTTATACCTGATTTCTAATATTTACAACAACTTGGGGAATCTGCTTTTCGCTCAAAAAGTAACCCAAGTGGACTCAACAGATCGAGTTTTGGCACAGTTCTGACACAGCGAAGAAACCGTTGTCCGACCACCTGCGTGTCAAGCCTG